TTTAATATCTATTCCTAATATAGCGCCTAAGTCATTTATATTAACTGATTTTTTATATACTCTACCAGATCCTTCGTTACGTAAAAAATCCATTGTGTTACTCATAAATTTCACTCCCCTTTGAAAAATGTATATAAATTAGATCTTTTTCTAAGTTATTTTCAAGTTTAGTTTTTTAATTATATAAGGGTAGGGAAGAGGTATAAACCCCTTCCCATAAATAATTATTTTTTATCTTTTTTCTTTTTACTAGTAGATACCTTTGCTACAGGAACATTAATTATTGCATTTTTTTTAACCATAAAAATCTCCTTAAGCTACTGAAACAGTAAAAATTCCATTTGCATTCCAAACGATTTTAAAAGTACCGTCATGTGCAGATACATCTTCGCCAAAGTCAATATAAATTAAGACTGGATTATCATCTGCGTCAGCATCATAAACTACTGCATATTTTGCAGTAAGAGTAGCGTTTTCCCAAGCAACCTCATCAGCTGTAAAAGTGGTAACTCCATTATTAGTAGTTACCTTGAGGTTTTCTAAACCAGCACCACCAGCTGAATATCCTACTCCTTCAATTTCAAAAGATTCTACATCAGAAAGTTTTGAGTGTTCATTTTGATCTGGATTATAATCTTCACTAAGAAGCATAACCTTTAGATTGGTATCTTCAGAGTTTAGATTAGATAAAGCTCCTGTAAAAGCAAGGCGTGGTGTATTAGCATACATTTTAGCAATTACTGCCATTATTAAAACTCCTCCTTATAAATTTGAAAAGTTATATGTAAGTTGGGGGGGAGGGAAAACCCTCCCCTAATTAATTAAAATTATTCGATTACTCGAACAACAGCTGGGTCTGGATATGTAGGAGCAAGAGCAATGTTCTTTGCAACTGCAACCGCACGACCTTCATTNAAGAGCCCTAGCATCTTTGTTACTCCGCTTATATAAAGCGTGGCTAAATCGTTTCTGTTCCGTTTAGCTCCTTATGTCGCCATAAGGGTCCGACCATATCTTCACCCTCTAATGTAGGGTGCTTGGCGTGTGGCCTGTGAGGGGTCATTTACGACTTCCCTGCTGATTGACCCCACCTTATTCGTTGCCAAATAAGGATACACGGGTTCGTCCCAGCATATAGCCAAGTACATTCTTAAATATTACTATTTAAGCGGGCCTATTGAATGTAACCATAGCGCTCTTTAGCTTTTAGATTTAAAATATCTCTGTTTGGATCATCAAATTGTTCAGTAGAAATGCCTTCTTTTTCAATTAAAACTCCAACTTCATTTCGATCAAGAACATACATATCAAAACGTTGTGTAGCTCTATTAAAAGGAATGAAGGGAGAGAAATTAACTCTAATTGGGAAAGGTAATCTTCCGGACACTCCATCAGGATTTAGATTAATTGTAGGAGCATGTTGTTTATTAATATTAGAATTCCAATCGACTCCATATCCACCTAGAGCACCTTGAGAGAAAGCACCAATTAAACTGTTTTGCATGAATACTGACCAAGTAAGTGGATGTAAAAATACATCTGTTGGCGTGTATCCATTGGCCATTAAACTTAAGAAAAGATTAATCATATCAGAAGTGCTTAAAGTATCATTTAAGTCACCGTTAGAATCTTTACCGGAAGTACCAGCATCTGGAATTTGACTTCTTAACATATTGTCATAAACAATGTGGCCAGCTTTACTAAATAAATTAAAACATTTTTCTTCTTTTTTGCGAGCTAGTGCTCGACCAGCTGCACGTAAATGCATTCCAATTCATTAAATCCCATATTTCTATGGGTGTAGACTATACCTTCACCCTTTGTTAAAAGGGGCAGCGCGTTTATAATAGTTATAAATTTAAGTTTTTACTTAGAAACTACTATCCAGCATATTAATGCTAAGTCGTTACAGGGCTCGTCAGACAACTAATTTTCAGTTCGAGATACCCCTCGGTATTGGCATAAATTTTATAAATTCTTAGCTTTCACCGATTGAGCGCTGTTTTTTTAACTACTATTGCTAGTAGGGGATGCAATTGATAGCTGCATTTAGGCTACTAATGTGTTTACATCCCATTGTGAATCATTAACCATTTCTTGAGTAATGGCTACTTTAAGACCCACTTTACCTACTCGAACTTCTAATGGAGATTCGAATAGATTAATATCTAAAACTTCTTCAGGGTAAGGGGCGCCTTCGGGAATATCATGAGCCCGTAGTGCACCTACCGCAGGGAAAGTCATTGAATTTCCAGATCCTTCGATCCGGATTTTTTGGAAAAACTTAGAAGCTAAATAATTAGGTTCAGCAGCTTCTAGCATAATACCACTAATCACTTCTGGAATTAAAACGCTAGCATCAGCTGTAGATAATGCTTCTCTAACGCTAACACGTTCTTCATATTTGAGAGTTCTNTCGCCTTGAATGGTTCTAGATAGTCTCTCGGCAAAAGGCATTGCCATATTTTATTTCCTCCTTTTANTCTAATTAAGTGGGCACATATTTGTGAACTGCTCACCACTTACTCATTACATTCGTTGAAGTGGAAGCTTCCTAGTCAATATTCCCAACGGAACAAGTTTACCTAGGCTCTAAGGGTAGTTCCTACCCAGATAGTACCAAAATTATATAGCTAATTTCAGTAGATTCTTACTTACATTTATGTCTCTATCGTGATGTGTGCCGCATTCAAGACAAACCCATTTTCTTTAGCACACCCATGTCAAACATATTAGCAATTCATCCCCCACTTATAGAAGATGGGGGAATTCTTGCAGTTTTTAGTTAAAACATTAAGTCTAAACGAATTACACCGGTTCCACCAAGCTGATCCCAATTTACAGGAAGACCTGGAATTTGACCTGTAGCTTTATAAGTTACAAATACATCTCCATCTAAAACATCATTGAACTTTTCATCTGCATCGAATAGAACCTTAATTAATCCACTTTCACAATCGATCCTGTCGATCATGTCAGTAATGTCAACTACTTCAGTTCCTTTTTTAGCTACTAATACAACGTCATCTGCAGAAGTAATAGGAGTAGATTTTGTTCTAAAGTAAACTACATCATCATCTTTTACTTCATTAGGGAATTTACCGACTAATTCTTCAACAATATCTGTTTCAATATTAGAGCCATCATGTAAACCTTCTAAAGGTTCTGGACCATACATATTTCCAAATGGACGTTTACGAGGAAAACCATCCATATAAGCAGGATCATATGGATATCCATCCATAGACATATCTTCTGCTCTAAATCCAGAGGTATTTGTATCCTTGCCATAACGATTATTCCAAGGACGAATACCCCATTGTTCTTCTCGATAAACCCATTGCAACCAACCTTCAGGAGGCATATTTTGCTCTACAGAAAGTGCTTGAGCTACTCTTTGGGTAATGTCGTCATTTGCAGAATCCCATTTTACAAAATTGCCGTTTTTGTCAGACTTTAAAAAGTCACCTGGTCTAATATCTGTTCCTCTTACATGGCCCCATTTGCAAAGATCTGCTTGTGCAGCTTCTGGAATCCAAGGAAGCTCGATATAACTTCTGCGTAAGAAAGTAGGTAGATTTCCGTTAAAACGATCATCGATTTTTTGATAGATATTATAAGGCGCAACACCAACAGGGATATTTGCTACCCTAGTATAAGTTAAAGAGTCTTTGCGAGATCCTCTATCAATAGCATATTGATTATCTTCTACAACATCTTCGCCGCCATTTGCAATAGTTAATCCGTTATACATAAGTTGAGATTCGAACTCTTTAAATGGCTGGTCAGGAACAACTGAAACAATTTTTCCTTTAGGAATTACAACCCAACCTGAATCTCCACCAAATTGATATTTAAATTGTTTAGGAAGACGCGGGTCAGCTAACCATTTGTCAGCAACAGCAACAATGTTATCGCTAACAACTAGTCTATTATTTGTGCGTTTGATATCCGTAGGAGTACCTTTTACTCTACGGGCTCCTTCAAACATTGCCATTAATTTTCACACTCCTTGATTTTAAGTGAATTATCTTTTGCCTGAAAAGGCTTTAAATAAAATATCTTTTAAATTAGGNTTTAATTCATCTTCATGATGCTCATTTATATTGTCTAACTCTAGTGCACCTGGGTCTTTAATTCTAGGTAATATTGCTGATGTATTTTTTTCTTCTGCAAGATCTCTGAGGTTATCTTTGAGAGAATCTAAACTTCTTTCTAAGTGAGAAGTAATAGCTTCATCTCTTTTTTCTTCTAAAATTCGACCTAAGCTAATTTTTTTATCAACAACTTGTTCGGCAACTTGTTTATGATTTTCTGCTACCAACTCTTCATATTTAGTAGCTAATTCTTCTTTTTCAGACTTTAAAGATGTAACTTCTTGAGTTAATTCTTCAATAGTAGTTTCTAATTGAACTTTAGTTTCTTTTAAAGTTTCAATTTCATTAGTTTTTTCTTCAAGTTGCTCAGTTAAAGAATTTGCTTCAGCAGTTAAAGTTTCAACAGAAGCTTTAGATTCTTTTAATTCTTCTAGTGCAGAATTAAGCTTTTCTTGCATTTCTTTAAGATTTTTTTTAAGCTCATCCATTGGCTTTCCTCCTTTGTTGTCATGATTATTATCATTTGCACTTTCAAAAAAGAAAGTTCCTTTTATAGATTCTGCGGCAAATATGTGACTTTCTTGATTAGTAAATAAATTAAGGTTTTCTTTAGTTGAATAATTAGTAACACCAGCATATTCATCCGAAGGCAAATTAACAAAAGACCATTCTTCCCAAGTAATATCTGAAATAACCCATTCACACACTTTACCATCATACATTCGACCACGAATATGTTCGCAATATTTTTCGGCGTAATTATTATGACAAATACTACAATAAATGTTTTCTGCAGAACCTCCTACAGAAATAGTATTGTATCTACCATCCTTAATTTTTTGAATTGCATCTGGATCAGTAATTTCTGCCGTTGTCTCTACAGCAGATTTACCAAATCTACCAGTTTCAACCCATCTTGCGGAAGTAATCCTGCCTATTGGTTCTCCATTATAACTATTATGATGTAATAAAACAGGTCTTTTATAAGGGAAAGTCCAAGTTCTTAAGGAGGATTGTAATTCACTAGAACTGTAATGAGTATGATTTTTAGTTGTACCAGCATGGATAACCTCAGCTGTAACCTCTAAAACTTCATTTTCTTTTTTGTCTGATGACTCTTGAACTACTAAAGGTTTATCTCTATTGATTTTTAATTCAAAAGTTTCTTTAAATTTGATAGCAAAACACCTCCTTAAACGAATTAAAATCGTTCTAAGAAATATTTATTTATATAATATGCTTTAAATAAGTTCCGACCAACTTATATAAATCATATATATATACTTGAAATTATTGATTAACAGGTTTATCTTTATTAGCTTTTTTGCCATACTGGTTTTCTGGCTGCTGTTTGTTGTCAGTTTCTTTAGTATTATCATAGCGAGGGTGAGATTTAGTGATTTTATTAAAATGAAGTTCGCTTTCATCATCAATTGGATCTCTTCCAAGCTCTTTTCTAAGCTCAGGGAATGTAATAGCGTTATGCTCCCAAAGATAAACAGCACCATTGTCTTTCTTTTGCTGTTCATCAATATCTATTGACTTAAACTTGAATTCAACAATATGATCTGGATTCATTAAAGGATTGAACCCGCCCTCATATAAAAATGGATTTATAATTTTATGGGTTATTTGATCTGCAACAATTGATTGCTTCATTTTAACTCGATCTCTAGCGGATTCAGACAATGTATCTGCTGTTCCTCTGTTTGCTTGGCCGGATCTTCCCATTTCGAGTTCCGATAAACCAATTCCTGAAAAAATTCTTTTCTCGAAGTACTCTAAAATAGGCTTGATCTCTAAAGCTTCACCTTGCATACCTTTAACTTCTAATTTAATTCTTTCAGAAGTAACAAATACACCATCTTCAGGCATTAAACTTAATTTTTCAATAGCATCGTCAATCTCTTCGTCGCTAGCTTGCATACCTTCTTCATAAGATCCAACTGTAGCATGAATTAGCGGGAATAAGTGCTTATGAGAAAGCTTAGCTGTATTTTCTTCGAGTTCTCTTAAAAGTTTTATATCATCAAGAACTGGCCAAACCCAAGGAACTGCCCAAATACGTCCTCTTTCTTTTTTATAGGTTATATGTATAACATCTTTTTCTTTAAAATCTTTTTCGTCTCCGGTATATGGAGATCTTTGTTTATATTTAATTATGTTTCCATGGATGTCCTGAGCTGCTCTAATAGTGGTTATTGCTTGAGGGAATATTGCAGCAATAGGTTGCTCGTTGTTTAAGCCTATAGCTTTTACAGGTAGTTTATATCCTTTAGGAAGTCGAGCCTTAAATAAAATTGAATTCGAGAATTTAACAAAATCATCTACTAAAGAAAGAATAAAATCATTAGTACTAATTCCACTCATGGCTGCCATTAGTTTAAATCTAGTTCTTACATATTCAATAGCTTTTTCGTCTTTACCAGATAAATGCCAACCACTTCTTAAAATTAATTCAACATATTTGTCTACAGCGTGACGGATAAAACCATCTCTAGCATATGCTTTTTGTATTTCAAAAAAATCAACAGGGGGGCCTTCAAAGTCTGGACTTCTTAAATTCCCTCTTTTGTTTCTAGAAAATGCAAAACCTATTTTTCTTGTTTTGGGCAAAGAATCTGGAGACTTAGATGATCTAGAGAGGAGTGATTTAGTTTTATTTCCTGTATTTTTCATAAAATCTCTAATCAATGACATCTATTGCATTCACTCCTTTCCAGATTAAATTACTTGATGATAATCTATTGTATCTTTTGCAGAAAACACAACTGTCAATATACTTGTTATATCGTCTTGATTTATGCTTTTTAGTTCTTTGTGAAAGCTAACATCTTTAAATCCTTCAAGAAAATGAGCTGCTAAGTCAGAGCCGTCATTATTTAATATTTTATATTCCACTATTATGTCAAATAAGATCTGCTCTGCTTCATTTCTTACTTTTGAAACCTCTTCCATTAAGGAAACTAAAGGATGCTTATCTATTAATACAAAATCAATATATCCGGTGACTCTTCCTTCTTCATTTTTCTTTTTACTATAATCAATTTCATAGCTAATTTCACACGCTTCAGGAATACAAACTTTTAAATCTTTATATTGTAAGTAAGTTATTGCGTCAGAAAAATTAGCTGCATAAAAAGTTCTTTTATAATTATCTATATCTGTGTTTTTATTCATCTTTCTTCTCCCAAATTTAATCGATTTTAATAAATTTTGTGTCTGCAAAAAGTGATATGCGAATTGGCCTTACTAAAGTAGGACTTAGAGCTTTCATTTCTGGATACCCCCCAAAGTAATCCAAAAAACCACCTACGGTAACAAACCAATTTGTTTTTTTAATAACTTCTAAACTTGTTGGATCTATTTCAAAGAAAGATTTATGAGACCAAGTAGGCTCATGAATATGACCTGATAAAGATAAGTCGCAATTATGAACCTCTCTTTGTTTTTGCGAAGCATTAACTTTACCACCAAAAGTAGCAGCTCCGCTTTTCCCATGATTAGACCAACAAGTATAAGGAGTATCGTTTACATACCATAAAAAATATGCTTGATAACCTAGGTATGGAACCTCTAACCATCTAGCTAGCCATTCCATAGGATCTATACCGGTTAAAGCCTCAATTCTAAATTCATGGTTGCCAGGATGAATTCCTAATAATTTGCCTTGAGTAGCCAACGGTTTAAATAATTTTTCTAAAACTTCAATTTGTTTTTTTATGTGATAATCTTCTTCAAACACGCCTTTGCCTATAGAAACTTTTGTTGCTGTTTCAGCTTGATCTCCAACTAATAAAGTATAAGCATTAGGGGTTTTTATAATATAGTCTAAAACAGATTGGAGTTTGTTTAAGTTAAAAGATTTATGTCCAACATGTAGATCTCCTAGAGGAATAATTTCTATATGCTTTTTATCAGTTTTAAAGTGATGTTCTAAAGCTTTCTTACCTGTTGAATATTCTTGGCTTTGAACGTCTAGTAAAAGTTCATCCCATGGATCTATTAATTTTTGTTCAAAAGAATCATTATTACTATTGCTTTCTTCAAGCAGTAAAGCTTGTTTTAATTCTTTTATTTCTTTAAGAAGTGCTTTAGTATCTGATTCTTCAGTAATAATATTTCTGTTTAAAGTATGCTCCTCAATTTGCTTTAAAAGCTTATCGTATGTCATTCTAAACCTCCGAAATTATGTATCTAACTCTAGACTTATTATTTTATCTAAGTCAGGATCATAATAATTGTAATATCCTCTTTCTATACAGAACTTTTTTATTGCATCTTTTGAGTATGAATTAGGATCGATACTTGTTTGATTCAATTCTTCTAAAAATAAAATTAATTCTCCTAAAAAAGAATAAATTTGTTGTGCTTTTTTCTTTTCACTAAGACTTATTATTAAGTTGGAATATGTTTTATCTTCTGAATCATTAAATTGGAGTATCTGTGCTAATAAAACGCTCGCTTCATATTCGGCTTTAATTAATTGTTCTATTATAACTTCACTAACTTGAGATAATGGGACACATTTTATTAGTTTGTTACTTGAGCCCATTGCTGTACCAACAAGATTTTCTATCGATTTATAAATTGGATATGTAACTTTACTCTTTAAATCAAAAAACAATCGCATTAATTCTTTTTGTGGGTTTTGTGCCCATGGGGGAATTAAACTTTTTATTTTATTTATTAAAGCGTTTTTATTTATTATTAATGATTTGAAGCTAACTCCAATTAACGCCTTAGCAGTTTTTAGCCATTTTATTGTTTCTTGAAGTAGTCTTAATTGGATTTCCCCATCTTTAATCAAGTAATCTATAATAACTTCAATTATACAATCTAAGCTTCCACTTAAATTATTTGCTATAGTATATTGAGTTAAATGATAAGTTTCCTCTAAAAGATTTTTTGATTGGGCCGCTTTATAGTGAGCGACATAAGCTAACTCACCGGCACTAGACATTTCTTTTTCTAAAATGTGCTTCTCGTTTTTTATTTTAATCAAGTCTTCTTCCAGATTCTTTAAGTCAGTAGATTCTTGATCTGTGTTATTGATTAAGTCATTAATTCGACTTTCTTCTTGACTTAACTTTAACCACTGATTAGCAGTTTCATTTTCATAATCTTTTATGGTGTATATAACATTTAATCTATCTTCACTGTTTAAACCTTGAAGATCAAAGCCAGTAAAGAGATTTGTAAAGCTATAAACGTTTTCTCGTAAATTTGCTACTGTAAAAATTGCATCAAAATTAACCGACTCAACATGCAATTCTATATTTGATTCAAATTCATTTATTATAAGCAAAGCTTCTTCATAGAACTCGTGAGAGCTATCTGTATTTTTTAAAGATACATAGTTATCATAATTAATTGTATAATCATTTTTAGATAAAAGCTCAGGGATTGCGTTTTGTAGATTTGAGTTTTCAATTGTAATACTAATTCCCTTAATACTATCTTTTATTTTATTTTCTATAACTATACTTTTATCTATAGTATCCACTAAAGAATCAAGGGCTTCAGATGCAGGATAATCAAAAAACTTTTTTATTTTTTCATCTGGACTCCAAAAATCTTCTTTACTTTCTAAAAGCTCTACTTCTCCCTTAATTTCTTTTTCGTATTTAATCTCAGGTGAATATCCTGGAGATTTATTTTTAAAAATTGGGCTGCTCATTACAATCACTCACTAAAAAGTATTTAATAGAAGGGGGTAGGGGCCTAGCGACCCCTACCGACATACTATAAAAAGGGGGTGGATTTATAAGTATGTCTATAAAAAGAGGGGAGGGAATGGAGCATTATCTCTAGATGGGAGCAATCTAGAGAAATATATATCAAAAAAGTATATTACCAAGAACGTCTGGATTTAGGCTTAAAATCTCTGGAACCTCTTGGAGCCCATCCAATTCCGTTTCTGGCTGTACTTTTTGATTTTATTTTCATGACATCAAAGAAGCCAGATGAGTTATCTTGATTAGACGATCTGGTTTTTACAGAATCCAAAGCTTTTTCTAAATAATGATTTCTTTTTAAAACCCCTATTTTGGTAGCAGGCTTAGCTTCTCTTATAACGTCAGCCAACTCAGGAAAATTTAAAGTCATTCCTAAAACTGCAAGCATTAAAGCATCAACTGCATGATCGTCTGTACTTGTATAAACAGGCCTATTATCAGAGGTAACTCTTAATACGTTATAGTTTTCTAACTGTTTCCATACCGTTGAATCTTCTTCTTGAATGTCTAATAAGTCTCGTTCTAACAAAATGGTTGTTTGACTAACCATAAAAGGCTTAGCCGGTTTGTTTACCATTTGTTTAGTATATGGATCTCTAATTGGAATATTTTGATTAAAATTAACTCTTTTAACTTTTTTATGTAAGTTTGTTTCAGGATTATCTATACCATGAATTTTTAAACTCTCAACTTGATATTCCGAATGTGATTAACCTATGGCTTTTTATCCATAGCTCTATGAATTGAATTTTTCATAGTCTAGCATACTTTTTTACCCTCGTCTTTACGTTAGGGTAGACCGGCCTCGTGGAAACATTATATTCTGTATAAAACAGTGTCAGTTTCTATGCGTTGCCCCTGACTAATTTTTTAAAAATAGTCTTCGGTTCGAGTTGGCATCTCAGCTTTCTCGCTTAATTCCGGCCTAATAACTAGTAAATTTCTTTACTAGACGGCAAAAATTACCAGATCCTGAGTCAGCATAAATAAATTCAGGATCAAAAATATCGTTAAGAGTTATAATTCTTTTTACAGCATTATCATATGTATATTCACCTTTAGTAACTTCTTCTCGGTAGACTATTCTAAATCGTTGTTTATCCGAATTCCACTCTAATACACAAATAGTAGTTCCGGTATCACCCATTTTATCCCAGTCTACTCCCATTACTCTTAAATTATTATTATCAGGTTTTTCAGTCGTGCTATAATATTTGTATTTTTTCTTGGCTCTGTCAATGAAGTCTTTATTAAAAACACCAGCTGTTTCCTGACCAAAATCTGCTATCACTTCGAAGATCCAAGCTTGTTCGGTTAATTCTCCTCTTAACATTTCCTCTACAGTTTTACCTGTTTCAGGATCTACTTTTTGCCATTCTGGATTTATACTGGATGGATAATGGTGTTCGCTCCAGTTTTCTTTATCGTGACACCATTCATAGAAAAAACTTCTTTTACCTGTAGGTGTACTAGCTGTTCTAAGGTATCTATTTAATGGATCTGTATATATAATTGGCATAATAGAGTTGATATCATCACGGGTCATTCTATCTACTTCATCTAAAATTACCATATGAGCATCTAAACCACGCATACTATCTCCGCTGGCTCCAGATCTTGTTCCTGAAGTATGACCTAAAATGTCTGATCCATTACTAAACACAATATTGTTTGGAGATTTAACATCTCTAACTACCATAGAAGACACNAAAGGAGATTTATAAATTAATCTTCTTACTTCTTTAAAAAATGAGGTTACTTGTGAATCATATGGCGCTGACATTAAAACTTTTTTATTAGGATTAGTTACTGCAAAATGTATTGCTTCCATAACCATTGACCATGTATTATGTACAAAAATATCATTGGCTACAAAATTACCCGTTTCAGGGACTGATAGATCATAGGTTTGATGTTCACCTATAGAACTTTTACTAACCACTTCATCCCAATATATGTTTTCTATTTTTTCAGGTATTGTATAGTTGCATTTTTTTAGCTCTTTAGAGTAATCAAAAATACCAATCTCTTTAATGAATAGCCCTAAGTTGTATACGCCAGATATACTTAAAGACCATATGTTTTTTCTGGTTTCTTTTATAGAAGAAAATATTCCGAAACGTAAGAGTAAATGTTGAATATCCTTTATTAAATGTTTAGATACAGAATGATATATAATTTCATTCTTCTTTACTTTTTTGCCTCTTACATTAATTAAAGAACGGTTTAAATATGTGCTTTCACATGCTAATAAAGTATGTAAAAATGTTTTTATATTATCTTTTTTTAGCATAAAAATTTGTTTTGGAATGGATTTAACTGAATTACATTTCCACATAATATTATGATTTTCTAAAAACCTTCTTAGGCTATTATTTTTGTCGTTAATAACTAATTCATTTTGATTTTTTTCTATACTACATTCATTAAAGTATGAAATTTGTTTTTGAAAATCATCCTGAATTTTTTTGTTTTTAGTTGAAAATGAAATTTGATTTGAATATGTAGATCCATTGGATATCATATAAGCTAATAGTTTTATCTTATAGTCATCCATAACATTGCTTCCGAAAAAAGGCAAGTTGTGGGGGACAGCAATTAACATTCCATTTTTTATATCATCAGTTTCTATCCATGATTCTTCATTTTTTAATTTTGTCAAAAGGGGGTGATTACCGGTTAATTTAACAGTTTTGCCACTTTTCGTTATTATCTCAAAACATTCTTGCACACCATTATCAAAGATAGATGCCATTTCATTAACAATATTATTATCTTCATCTATAGAAGAAACCCATAAAGGGTTATATTTTCTAATTGATTTTAATTCTAAATAAATGTTTTCTACAGTATTTAATTCTCCAGTATTAGGGTTAAATACTATTGTATCTTTATGTATGCATTTACCAACACGCCTGCCGGTTCTATACACTTTTTTAAGGGATTTATCCCTAATCATTTTCTTTTGATACCATCTAGGTTCTTCATCTAAGATAATAGTGGCAAATAATACAGGGTCTGCATAAATCTCAGCTAATTCCATCTTTTCTTCATCGGACATAGCTTCGAAGACTTCTGGATTTAACAATTTACCACCAACTTATTTTAAAAATTCCGCTTCTATCTCTAGCTTATATTCTTGTTTTGACATAGTATTTTTTATTTTTTCACTTATATTTTCCCACAAAGGGTTAACATAAGATGGATAATGATGATGACTCCATTTATCTAAGTCCTTACATGCTTCATAAAAATAATTCTTTTTGCTTGTAGGAGTCCCAGCTAAAATCAGTTTTCCTTTGAAGGATGACGAAGAAAAGATATCTTTGATGTTCTTCATGGCTTTTTCGTTAATATGAGAAGCAATTTCTATAAGCACTACATCTGGACTAAGACCTAAAAGAGACTCTTTTTCTTTTTCAGCAGAAACAATTGTTATACTACTGTTATTATCGAATTTAATATTTTTAAATGAATTATTTAAACCTGGTTTAATCATTTTTTTTAATATTGTATCTTCTATTATTTTCATTAAGTGAGTATAAAGAGTTTTTACTTGAACTTTATGTGGAGTAATAATTATTATTTCTGTACTAGGCTTGGATATAGCTTCGTAAAGTGATTCTAACTCAATTAATAAACTAACTCCAACTCTTCGACCCGTTCTATATAATTTTCGACTTGAATTGTCTCTTATCATGTTTTTTTGATACCAATATAAATTTTTATCAAGGATTACATCGCAAAAGGTTAATATATTTTTACAATCTTTTGCTGCTTTTATTTTTTCATCATCTGACATCTCATTATAAATTTTACGCTCTAACATTTTTTTCTCCATTAATTTATTTTATTGATTTCATCAGGGTGGGCGATTAGCATTTTATCGTCTATTTTTATTTCTACTAAACATGAATGCTCCCAAACTGCTGAAACTATCCCTTCTGAATATAAAGGTATTCCTTCGGATTCATATTTGTTAGTCAATATAACAACTATGTCATTTTTTGAATATTTAATCATCATAATACCCCCTAACGGTGCATCAATCGACCTTCTTGACCTAATACTGTTCTTCCATGCAATTGATGTTGCTGAAGTGCCTGAGCAGATCTTTGCCTCATAGTAGCCGCTGGACGAGTATCCATATAATTTCCACCAACATTTGGTTTGTGATAATAGGTCCACATTTGATCTTTTTTATCTCTTAATTGGTTATGCATATCGGAGATTGATTTGGCTACTGAATATCCCATTTGAGCATAAAAAGATTGAGGAACAGCCATCATTAGTGCCATATTTCCAGCAATTTTGGCTCCTTCTATTAGAGGATGGCCACCAGAATCAACATTCTTTTTCCATCTAGAAATGCCACTTGTAGCAGCAATTAAAAGGCTTGCATTAAAACTAATTGGTTGATTTGTTCCTTTTATATTTATTTAAATCACCTACTTGTTACGGAGTCTATGTAGGGCTAACGGCAAATCTCCAGTAGCTCCTAAATTATCAGTTCTATTATTGTAATTTCCAACTTGGGGAGGACCATATATAGTTTGATATGCAGTAGAATACTGAGGAGGACTTTGATAAGGCTCTTCAACTTCTTCTTTTTTATAATCTTTATTAGCCGAATGAATTCCAGCAAGAATACTACCTGCAACTAAACCTCCAAAACCCCATTTTGTTAAAGATCTTGTTACTCCAAAGTAACCCTGTGGGGGAGTTTGTTTAGTTATATTTGTTGCTAAAAGACTTTTGTCTATTGCTTTCATAACTTTTTTACTTTTGTTGATTGCACTACTATCTTTAGCAAACTGACTTATTTTTTTTAGTCCTTTATTAATTTTATCCACGTCGAACACCTGATGACACATCTTTAATTAATTGATTTAAAGTCTCTTCTTCAACATTTGTTCCTGATAAAGCATTTCGAATTATATTTTGCCCATGCTCTAAAGCTTGTTTTCTGGCTTCAGGATCTCTATAACTCCAAACGCCTTTATTCAGCTGCTCCGATATGTATGAAGTTGTTTTATTTATTCCAGTATCAGTCAGTTTAGGCATGGTTTTAGCAGCTCTTCTAATTTGACCAAAAGCTTCATCTCTTCTTTTAGTTGCAGCAGTTATACTAGCTGCTTCTCTTAAGTCTTTTGTAGTAGTAGCATTCTTTTTTATGTTTTTTATTAAACTAGTTGTATCATAATCTTTTGCTCCGGCTCCGGTCATTTCCGTGCCATATGTACTAATTAAAGAATCATTTAAAGTAGCAGCTGTTCCGTATGCTGTTCCAAGTAAACCGCCTCTAACAGCGCCAGACTTAACGCCTTCCCATACACTATCTCCTTGTAATAATGCTGCTCCACCGCCAATTGCAGCTCCATAGCCAGCTCCTTTAACCCCTTCTCTCATAGCAGAACTAATTAATCCTTCCCAAAAATTAAAATTAGAATTTGCCAAGATATTTTTAGTTGTCATTTTTGTCATAGTACTAACTATTTCTGGAAGTGGGTTTACTGCCATAATAAAACTCCTTCTCTATTTTTTTTCTTCCTCAAAATCAGCCTCATCAATAGGCGCTGTTGTTATGACTATCGCCTCTTCTTGCTCCATTTCTCTTTTCTTTTTTATAAGATTGGAAAGCTCTTTGCCCATATCAAAATCGTTAAGCTTCTTGTCCTTATCGCTTCTAGTAGAGGATAGTAATTTTAATATATCGTGCTTTCTCCTTAATAGACGATCATATATCTCTATTGCTTTATGTACTTGAGGTTGATTAATTTCTTTGCCCGAATCACTAATACCAATGGTAACATCTTGAACAATATTTTCTAAAGCTAATCTATCAATACATCTATCTAATGTGACTTCTATGTTAGATAACTCTTTTACTAATCCTAAGTCAACTGCATTTGTAGGATCAATGTTTAATGTTTTAGAATACGATTGAAAAATATCCATAATGGCCGCCACTTCAATAGGACACTTCTCTCCTACAGGCACTAAATCATAATCTTTTAAGGGACAGGTTTTGTAAGACGGACATTCTTCGCCTTTACAATACATAGGTGTTTTTGTATATAAACCATGTTTTGTATTCCTCATAGACATAGCTACTGATAAGCTTCGTCTTCCTTTTGGCGAAAGATTGAATGGCTCAACCTCATTTATAAAATCAGGTAATTTATCTAAAGGTATTTTTTTAGGTTTAATTGCATTTTCTTTTTTCTTCAAATCAATCACTCGTTTGTTTTGATAATTTTTCTAAAAAACTTCTTCTGGAAAAGAAAAAGGCACTCTTTCTGCGTACTCTATTTCTAAACCATAATCAAATAGGCTCTCTTTAAATGCTTCAAACTCAGATTCTGTAAATACTATTTCTATTTTTTGAAGGCACAAAAAGGAAAAGATTTCATACATTGAGTCGTCAAAATCTTTAGATTCAGATAAGTTTACAAAAAAACTATATTTGTATAAAGTCTCGTCATTTGTAAGTGGAAACCCTTCTAAATTGGTTGTGCTTTTTTCTAAATTTTTATATGAAATGTTTTTACCACTAGGAAATTCAAAAAGATTTGACATAGAAATCTCTCCCTCGAAATTGAACTTTGATTTCAAATTTTAATATAATCAACAGTTTTTGAGCTAGTCTGACATTTTGGATTAAAAAATAAAGTGGAACAAGAGAGTGGAGGGGGAGTCCACTCTCTACAAAAAAAGGGGGGTGATATAAGCTTTTTTTCAGAATTGAACTGAAATTTAATTAGGTTCAGTCGGCAAACCAAACCAATTAAAGTCGCGAGACAAAAGCATGATATATAAGAATGGAGCCCTTGATTCTGAAATTGTAAATATAGTAGATGTTTAGTTCACTAAATCTAAGGCCCTTGTAGCAAAAAGGCTAATGCACTAGACTTTTGACATCCTCCCCTCCCATTCATGGGAGAGGATTCCTTTGTGGAATTTACAAGGTTGCCTACTAATTAAATATCAGTCCATTTCTGGTAGATAAGTATGATGTAGGCTTCATAGGCTGTGTCATCAGCCCTCCTAAGAGTAGATATACTATCTTAGGCACTTAAACTGTCACCATTTAAGCAGATTACAAAATGTGCTGTTCCCCTAGCACTCAAACAGAATGTCGGGTTACTATCTGTTTGCCCCTAATAACACTTCACGGCAAGTTAACTATGCTTTGCTACCCGCAAGTAGCCGCTTCCATTATTAGCTCCACCCAAAATTTTTAAAATAAAGTCACAAAAAACCCCTACTTATAGCAGTGGGTTAATTGCGAAAAATGAATTAGTAGTCACTCCATGACTAACGCTGTACTTATAATTTTTCGTTTATTAGAGCAACTACCAAAATTTATA